AGGTTTTTTGGGAGTGTCCAGGATTTCCTGTCACTCTGCACACTTACAACAAGAGGGTTTCGTGTGCACCCCGTTACCGGGGCATGAAAAAGGGGGCTAAAAGCCCCCTGATACGCCCGTATGCCGTCAAAGCGGCATCTATTTCGGAGGGTCCTCCGTTTTCTGTTCTGTTTTACCAGGTGGGGGCGATTTTTCTTCTTTTTTCGCCGGCTCGATTTTTTCTGCCGGCGTTTTTTCTGTAGCCAGGCCCATTTTTACCAGTTCATCCTGGTTGTCCGGATCCTGGATATAATCCAGATATTTGCCTGGGTCGTTATCGAAGCGTTTTCGCGTTTTTGAATCAAGTTCGGCAAAGATTTCTTTGCCATGCGCGATGATATTTTGCGCTTCGTGGAAATCGATATCCGGGGCATAGCCTTGTTCCGGTGTGAATGGATTTCCATGTGGTATGAGTCCGGTTTTTGTATAGCGATCCATGATTTTATTAATATCACATGAATCGGTTTGGTCCTGTTTTGTTCGTCCTTTATCGGCGAAGACTATTTGATTTTTTGCTCGCTCTTTTTTCGTCCTTGGCTTTCGGTTTTCTCTGATTGGATAAGTATCCATATATTTCTCCTAGAGTTATTTAGAGATGATGATTTTTGAAGGTGGTTTAATATTTTTTGCGCCTCCTGTTAGAGGATTGAGTCGCATAATGTATCGAATGACTTTACCGTAGGTTGATTCATCGATTTGTTTTTCTGTGTCGGCCGCTGCCGCGGCCGCCTTTGCTGTATGTAGATTTTCATCTACTATTTTTTTGGTGGTGCTGGCTATCCCTGTCTCCTCTTTTTTCTTTGCAGTGTCCTGCGTAATGTTGTCTATCTCCGCCTTTGATCGCGCTGCTTGAACGGCGGAAGATATCGCGTTGCTTATTTGAGGAGCCGGGATGCTTGCACCACCTGGGGTTGATGATCCGCCATATTTGGCGGATAAGATTGGGTTGAGTCCCGCCACGCGCAGGTCTTCGACCTCCCGCGCGTGGGACGTGGAAGACATCCGTTCTTGAAATGACATTTGTTTACCGGATGTTTTTTGATTGAAGGCCCCCTGGAGCACTGAGCCTGCTACCGCAGCGCCAATGGCGCCCAGGGGGCCTAGTTGTATTGCGTAAAACGCAATTTGTTTTTTGATGAATGAGATCATAGTTTTTCCTAGAAGTGATCGATTAAGCCAGGTACTGAGTAGAGCGGCATGGGTCGAGCCGTTCTGAGTTGAATGTATCCATCGAAGATGAAGTGAGGCTCGCTATCGCCGGTGGCAAGTACCCTTGCCATAGGGACGTTTTCTTCAATGAATGTTGAGTCGAGTACGGGTAGGTTTCCGAAGTCCTGGCTAAGATGCCAGGGGTCGAGAGATTGTGGATCATTAGATCGGAATTTGCCGGTTATCATTGAAGGTTTGTATCGAAATTCTGCAAAGCGTTCCTGAAAGCCGAATGTTAATTCATCGATGCCGGCCGGCAGGCCGGCAGAACCTTGAGCATAAATTTCTTTGTTTAATACGGCTTGTTCACCGATATGTGAGAGTGCCGGCCAGTAGTAATCATAACGAGTTTGTCTTGACCACATTCTGTGGAGGCCGGTCTGATATGTTAAGTCAGCGCGCACGCTGACATATCCAAGTATTAGGCAGTGTTCGGTGAATGATTTTACAAAGCCGTTATTGCGTATTGTTGCCGTTGCCATTGCAGCCAGGTTACCCTGGGGAGTCCCGCTGATATCCGTCGGGACTGTTGATGCAATGGGAGTTATGTTGATAGGTGTTGATCCGCCGCCCAGGTATTCAGGTCGTTGCAGTCGGGCGTCGGGTGAAGTTACACCGAAGTGAGCTTTAATTATTTCGGTGTAGCGTGTTCCGCCTCGCGCATCGCGCTCGAGCATTTTTTGTATCTGAGTTGAAGTTCGTAGTTCGTTGACGGTGACGGCAATCCCGTCAGCCAGGTCAACACGAATATTGGGTGCTGTATTATCGCCTTGTTTTTCTACCCAGAATCGACCTGCAATCTGGTCTTGAGTAATCTGGGCAGTAGGAGTGTATGTTACTAACGTGTTTGATGAATCGAGGCCCGTGCCTGAAGCAGTAATGTAATTTATATCGTCCTTTGCGATACCCAGTACTGGTATTTCGCCCTCGATAGGTATTGATACGGCTTCGCCTTTTTGTGGCCAGGGTAAACAGCTGGTAAAGTAATCATGACGCTTTCCCCTGGGGTAGAGAATGTAATTTGTTGGATCGTCTGGTCCGTCGTCCATAGGTACGACGAATGAATCTTGTAAATTTTGATCGCGAAACCAATCGTTTCGGATTAAGTTATGAGCACGGTGAAAGAGGCAGTTATGTTCGAGTCCCTCGACAAGTGTTGGTATTCCAAAGTAATCATTGAGTGTTTCATTTTGATATCCGCCAGTGGGGGATGTCATAGTGGGTGTAGTGTAGTCTATCGAGTCGTCTGGGTTTACACGTTCGCCATTTAGTTTTTGCCAGTTGTCCCAGACGAGTCTGAATGGTACTGCGAAGAAGAAGGTGTCCATGTATATATTATCCATTACAGGATAAATGGGTGTGGACATTCGAGAGAACGCCGTCATTTTAAGATTGAATGTATCACCTGGTAGTGCTTCGTCCATGAAGATAGGTATTACCAGGGAGGCATCGAATGTTGTTTTAATCATAGAACTTCGGTCGAATGACGACCGAGGTATTGTTGCTTTAGGTACTTCGCTAAATTGATGTTTCATTATTGAACGTGCCATTGGAATCTCCTTTTTTTATTTGAGAAGTTGGTCAGTTTTTCAATAAATGACTTGACCAGGTCATTACTCTCTCTAGGAGATTCCTGCGTCCTTGAGATGTTTTGCGACTATTTCTGACGCGGGTGGTGAATCCCACCCGTCTTTTCCTTCGCCGATACCGGCATCAGGATATTTTTTTTGTAATCTTTCTCCTGTTTCTTTATCTCGTTGAATAAATAAATCCTTCGCTGTCGGAAGGTCATCGAGTTGCAAATCAATTTGCGTTTTTACTTCGAGTCCTGTTCCTAGAGATACAGGTGTATTATTGGAAATGTATTCCGTGGTTAAGTTTTCAAATCCTCCGAGATAGAAGAGTGTGTAATCCTCCGGATGTTTACCGAACTCATGTTCGGGATTGTTTACGGCGTCCGCGAAAACGCGGACCGCCATTGCCTGTTCAGGCATGAAGAACGGAGTGATATAGGCTTGGGCCTTTGAGTCGTATATTGAAAACATTTTCTGTATCATTTTATTCTCCTAGAGATTTCGTTTTAGTTGGCGCAGTTGCGCTTGTTTAACTTTTTCTTTTACTCGTAGTCTTTCGGGTGTGTTGTCCTCCTTATTTTTAATTGAATGTCGTTTACGTTCTTTTTTTATTTCGTTTAGTTTGTCCGGCTCATCGATGTCGAACATATTATCGTAATAGCGAGGTGGTCTCATTTTTAAGCCTCGCATAATAATTGTATCGTCATGGTACGTATCATCTTTATATTTTTCGTACCATCCCTGGCCGAGTCCTTTTCCTTGTCGGCCGCCCAGGGACATTGTTGTATATTCGGGTTGAAGGTAGAAGAGTTCGCCGGTTTCATAATTAATTCTGAGGTAATGGTGTGGTTCCTGGTTACCGTTTATTTTTTTCATGATATAGCGGGCAGTATACGCCGCGCTTTCGAAGGTCACGTCGCCGATGACGGCGTAGCCGTGTTTCCACAACTTCGATAATTTCTCTGATGTGTAGAGGCGGTAACCGTTTTTTATTGTCCATAATTCTTTGTCTTCAAAGTCAATGCCGAAGATGCAAGCATGGTAGTGTGGTCTTCCGTTTTCATCGCCATATTCACCGCATTGATAGAATTTAATTTGTTTATAATATTTTTTATTTTTGCCGGTTTCTGGATTTATTTTTATTTCTGAAAAGTGCTCACGCAATCTTTTCATAAAGTCTTGGTAATGTTTTTTTTTAGAGTGTTCCCTTCTGGTAGATTTTGAGGATTGTAAGTTAGTGTTATGAAGATATTTTCTTCATGGAGTGACGCTTCGTGCATGCACCGAATTGCCCATTGTCGGGAACGTTCCAAGCGGCAGCCAATGCAGCGGCCGCATGGAATTGTAACCGGCATGTCCACCAGGCCCTGATGGGCATAGAAGACAATTTTTCGCTTGCCTGACGGCTCGCGTTTTTTTGATTTGTAGCCCTTGATTGGATAATAGCA